TTGGCGACCCTAATATGAAGATTAGGAAAAACAATCCTAAAGCTCGTGCTTCGTTTCGTGCTAGACACAAATGCAGCACAGCTAAGGATAAAACATCTGCACGATATTGGTCGTGTAGAGCTTGGTAGGGAGAAAAGATGGCAGCTAAAAAAGGTCTGTATCATAATATAAATAAAAGAAAGAAAGCTGGGACCAGTAGGTCTAAAAAGAAATCTACTATTAGTCCTAAAGCTTATGCAAATATGAAAGCTGGATTTCCTAAAAAGAAAAAGAAGTAATGGCTGAGAGAGTACATTGCCGTAATACAGGTTGCGAAAAAAAATTTAATTACAATCGTGGTAAATTGTACTGTTCTGATGTATGTAAAAATAGAGCTAAATATAAACGTGTAAAAGCTAGAGAGAAAGCTGCAGAAGAAAGCATTTTAGATAAAAAAATAAACGAATATAGTATTAACCGTGGTGAACACTACAAAGAGTATGTTGCTAAATATGCACATCTTGTTGAATCAAAAGATATGATGCAAAAAAAAGTATCTTTATTACTAGGTTGCACACACGATATAGTTTCTAAAATGCACAATGCTTATCTTATAGATAAAGCTAACTCAGAAAAAAGAGAAGACTGGTCTACACCTATTGAGGCTATGAAGTCATTAAGCACTTTTAAAGATTTTAGAGATAGATACTTTGAAACTGAAACAGGTAATCCCTATGAAACTGCAGACTTTCACGATAAATGGATTAATTCAATTTTAAAAGCTATAGAAGAAGGTGGAGAACAAATGATTCTTAGTCCACCAAGACACGGCAAGACTGACTTACTTTCACATTTTGCTATCTGGCAGATATGTAAAAACCCTAACATCAGAATTATGTGGGTTGGTGGTAACGAAGAGATAGCTAAGAACGCTGTAGGTGCTGTACTTGACCACTTAGAACATAACGAAAAACTTGTAGAAGAATTTTGTGGACCTGGTTTAACTTTTAAACCAAAAGCTAGAGGTGGTAAGTCTTGGTCTTCTGGTCAATTTACTATAGCTACAAGAACAGTAACTGGAATTAAATCTCCAACAATGGTGGCTGTTGGTAAAGGTGGTAAGATACTTTCTCGTGACTGTGACTTAATCATTGCAGATGACATTGAAGACCACGGAACAACAGTACAACCAAGTGCTAGAGAACAGACTAGGCAATGGTGGACTACAACATTATCTTCCAGGAAAGAGGAACATACTGCTGTAGTTGTTATTGGCTCTAGACAACATCCAGAAGATTTATATAATTTTTTATTAGAGAACCCACAAATGGAAACAATAGTAGAAGAAGCACACAGCACAGAATGTGTACTACCAGAAAATGAAGTAGAGATACATACTGACTGTATGTTATGGCAAACTAAAAGAACTTACAAATGGTTACTGTCAAGAAGAATGGCTGCTGAAACAACAGGAGGTAAAGCTATTTTTGAAATGGTGTATCTAAACAAAGCTTTTGTAGATGGTGTAACAATGTTTGATGTAGAAGAAGTAGATAAATGCAGAGATGTCAATAGAGTTATAGGACACGTACCTGCAGGTACACACTTAGTTGCAGGGCTTGACCCAGCTTCTACAGGATTTCAGGCTTGTTTCTTGTGGGCTGTTGATAACGAAACAGGAAAAATGTATATGGTAGATATAGAAAATGAAGAAGGTGGTGGAATTATACAAGCTAAAGATTCAATAAAAAGATGGCACGAAAAATATAATTTATCACATTGGGTTATAGAAGAGAACGGATTTCAAAGAGCAATACGACAAGATAGAGACTTGAAAGATTACTGTGCAAGAATGGGTATATACCTTGAAGGGCATCAGACTCAGAAAAACAAATTTGACCCTATCTTTGGTGTTGGAAGTATGAGAGAATTGTTTAAAGAAGAATTGATAAGTTTGCCTTATGGTAGTGCAGAAAGTGAAACAAAGAGTAATATATATCGTAGACAGCTAATTTATTTTTCTACTGCTGCTAGTAAAGCTGCTAGTAGGAAAAGTAAGAGTGATGTTGTTATGGCTAGTTGGTTTCCAATGCGTGTCATAAGAAGATTACAAAAAGAACGACTAGCTGAGGTAGGATTAGATTACGAACCTAGTTTTGGAGAATGGGATATTACAGATATGAACGAAAGCCCTTGGGGATAGAATGACACCTGAGCAAATACAGTTTGCAATAACACAGTTACATTTTGATAATCAAAGTGCATACTCTACTAGAGGTCGTATTCGTGCAATTATGAATGGTGGACCTGATGGTATCCAAGCTTTACTTGGTGATAACCTTAAAGGTTTCCAAGACTGGCAAGTACCTGTACCAAACCTTATGATGTCAGGACTAGAACACTTGGCACAAAAGATTGGTCGTATTCCTAACTTAAAAGTAGATGTACCTAATGGTAAAGATAGCGATAGAGCAAGACAGAAAGCTGAAAAGGTTGGAAGGATTGTTAATGCGTATGATGAGGTACAGAAACTAGATTTACAAATGCCACAAGTAGGTAGATGGCTACCTGGTTATGGTTTCTCTGTATGGGTAATTAGAGAAAAAAGAGATGCTAATGGAACACCATATCCTTGTGCAGAACTTCGTGACCCATACAATTGTTTTCCAGGTTACTTTGGTGCAGACCAACAACCTAAAGATATGGCTATTGTTCGTAGAGTTCCTAAAGAAGCTCTAGCTAGAACATATCCTAAATATGCAAATCAAATATTAAATAAAGATGCTTATAACACAGATTTCTTAGGTGTAGGTAATGCCTACGCTTCTGCTTACACTGATTCATACAATGGCTCTTGGGCTAACAGTAATGGTGATGGCGACTTAATAGCAGAGTATTACAACTTAGAGGGAACTTATATTTTCCATATGACCTCTGCAACTATTCTTGACTTCATACCAAATCCACTAGATAGTGGACCTGCTTTTGTTATAGGAAAGAAATTTTCTTTTGACAGATTGCAAGGACAGTATGACCAAATCATAGGACTTATGGCTTCTATGGCAAAGATTAATGTGATGTCAATAATAGCTATGGAAGATGCAGTGTTTACAGAAACCAACATATCTGGAGAGATAGAGTCAGGACAATATAGAAAAGGTAGATTCGCTGTAAACTATCTAGCTCCAGGCACACAGGTTTCTAAACCAGCATCCAATGTTCCTTATCAAATTTTTCAACAGATAGATAGAATAGAACGACAACTTCGTGTTGGTGGTTCATATCCTACACAAGATGACTCTCAGTCACCACTTAGTTTTGCAACTGGTAGAGGACTTGAAGAGTTAGGTGCATCTATGTCACTTATGATTAGAGAGTATCACACAGTTATGTCTGATGCTATAGAGATGATTGACTCTAAGAGATTAGAGTGGGATGCAAAAATGTATGGTGGTATGAGTAAATCATTATCTGGTTATATGGATAATACTTTCTATTCAGAGACATACGACCCAAGTAAAGATATTAGTTCTTATAAGACACGAAGAGTGTATGGAGCTATGGCTGGTTATGATGAACCACAGAAGATAGTTACAGGGTTACAGTTGTTACAGGCTGGTATAATTGATAGACAAACTTTACAAGAGAACCTAGATGGTTTAGATAACCTTGTAAGAGTGAACGATAGAATTACAAAAGAAAAAGCAGACAGTGTATTGTTTGATACATTGTTAGCACAATCCCAACAGGGTAATCCGAAAGCAACAATGGCTGTTGTACAGATAAGAAAGAATCCTGATGATATGCAAAATATCTTAGATAAGTTCTTTACTGCAGAAGAGCCAGATATTCCTTCGGCTGAACAAGAATTGCTTGAGGGAGGTGCCTTGCCACCACAAGGTCCTCCTCCAGGCATAGCACAACTACTTGGTGGATTAGGAGGATAATGTCTATTAATAATAAATTTGAAGATATAGTAGATTTCTGCTTAGTTGATGTTGATGAGTTAGGTGATGACATAATTTTAGAAGAAGATGTATTTAAGCCAAGAGGTCATATGTATGTTGACCAATTACCACCATTAGTTTTTCCATTTGGTTATATGATTATAAGTTCAGCGTTTCAATTTTTTGAAGAAGATGATGAGGATGAGAATGGCGAGACCTAAAAAGAAACAAAACAAATTACCAAATAAAGGTCAATACGATGGTTCTTCAACATCTACAGGTAGAAATGGACAGGCTGTAAAAAGAATACCTGGCGTTTCTTTCGGAGAACAAAAAGCTTTAACAGAACAACAACAAGCTGCTCCATTAGCAAAAGATTCTACACCAACACCTTCAGGTAGAACAATGCCACAAATGGATGCGTTTGGACAAACACAAAGACAAAGCGAACCTGTTACAGCAGGATTACCTTTTGGTCCAGGACCAGGTGCAGCAGCACCAGTAGAAGATGACCCAGATATGTTGCTTAGAGCAGTGTACAGTGTTTATCCTGACCCTTTACTTCTTAGATTGTTAAGAGGTAAAGGTGTATGATTTATCCTGATAACCCGAACTTTGAAGATGAGTTTGAAGCAGAGATACAAACTAAAAATGCTAGATTTACAGAACTAAAATCTAAACTATCTGCTAATAATAAATTTAATGCACGACTTGCTGCACTTAACTTAGAAGCTGCACCATTCTTACCACCAACTGTCACTGCAGGATTAGGTTTAATTGGAAAAGATATAACAGAAGTTGACCCAAGATTGCTAGATGATATTGCTAAACAAGTACAAAGCCAAGATGAAAGTATTTGGGACAATGTAACAGATAAACTAAAAGGTGTTACTCGTGGAGTATTTGCAGCTGCTGACGCAGGATTAGATTTTGTTAAAGGACAGTTGTTAGGTAGATTCCCAGTAGAAATTGGACAAAGATTTAATGATAAAGTAGGCGAAGGTAAAAGTAGAACCCAAGCTTTAGGAGAAGTCTTTGACGAATTTTCTGATATTAGAGAAAAAGTAGGAGACACTGCTTTTACAATGGCTCTTAGAGAAGCTATGCAAGGTAGGGAGATAAACCTCGGTGAAGGAATCATACCAAGAAGTACACCTATTACAGAAACTGATGAATATAAAGAATTAATTGCAAGAGGTATTGCACCTGAAACTGCATTAGATTTAGCAGAGAAAATGATTGGTGCTCCAATTACAGAGATAGCAAGAGAACAAGCTGTCAGTGGTGTAACTTTTAGAGGAGAGACTGGTGCAGGTCTTAGACAATCAGGTCAAGGAGACTTTGTTACATTAGGACGTTTACTTGCAGAACCATTAGTAGCTATGGATGTGTTAGAACCTGGTAGCAATGGATACAGTAACATCACTGGAGCTGCTGACTTTGTAGGTACATTAGCATTAGACCCAGCAAACTGGATAGCTCTAGGAGCAGGTGCTGCAGCTAAAAGTGCTAAGTCAATTAAATACATAGACGAAGCAGCAAAAAGTCAAAGTATAACAGGTGCTAAGAAAGTTTTTACTGTAACCCCTGAAGGAGTTGCTACACAAGCTAAAGAGATGGGAGCTATTAAAGGTGGAATAAGAAAAACAGTTTTAGAAAGATTTCCACGATTAGGTGGTTATTCAGTAGAAGGTTTGCTTGATGCTGATAAAGGAAAAAACTTAACTAAGTTTTTATCATCTAGTGATGATATATCTAGTCCTGCAGGAAATATAGATTACTTAAGTAGTTTGTTAAAGACTGATGACTATGAAACTTTAGGTAGAATAGCGAGAAGTGTAGGTGATGAATCAGAAATGTACGACTTATTAAGATTTCATTTTGGAGCTAACGTAGGTGAAAAGATACCTTTTTCTACCAGGTTATTTGATAGCTACAAATTATCAAAAGGTGCAAAACTCACACAAAAAACTTTTGGAAAAATAACAGGTCTTAGCGATAACGTATCACAGTTTGGTGTAGGTCCATCGTTTAGACACACTAACAAGTGGAGTCCTTTAGTTAGGTCATTTAGTAAACTATATGATGCAGGATACGACCCTACAAATCCACAACAAGCTTTTGTTACTTTAAGAAATATGATGCGTCAAATGGATATAGACCCTGAAGATAGAGCAAGAATATTAAAAGATTATGTTGATGATATGCAAAACGTTAAAGTAAGTACAAGTACAGATATAGTTCCATTTGAAACAGGTACAGAGTTAGCAAGAATGAGAACAGGTACAGAACAAGCATTGACTAGACCAGGAGGTGTTGGGGAAATTGTAGATGCCGAACTTGTAGAATCTATAACTTCTTTTGATAATGCAAACATAATATTCAAAGCTAACAGTGCAGCAGCTAGAGCTTGGACAAAAACACTAGCTAGAGATATTGATGGAGAAGATGCTGACTTAGCAGAACAAGTAATACAAAAAATTGGTAAATTTTATGATGATGACTTAGGTGCAGCAGGATTAAATTTTGTTGATGAACAAGGTGGAGCGTTTAATTTAGGCGAAACATTTAAAGCTTACATAAATGATGAAATTACTGATATACCAACATACAGATTAGAAACAGAACTAGCACAGAACTATATACCTACTATTCCACCAAGCTCTGTTGTTAAAGGTACAAACATTTTTAAGAAAAATATTTTAGGTAGAACCCCATTAAAAAAATTCCAAAAGAATTTAGATTTAGATGACGGAACTATAGAAATGATGATGGATAAATATATTAGTGGTGTTTGGAAACCAGCAGTACTACTACGTGGTGCCTGGACTATAAGAGTTATTGGTGAAGAGCAAGTGCGTTTATGGGCTCAAGGTTATGATGGATTATTTAGTCCTAGTAGGTGGATGGCAATGATGACAGGTAAACCTCTAGACCCAACAGGAACACTTAAAATATTAAAAAAACTTGATGATGGTGTACCAGACACACAAATAGAAAATTTAATATTTGAAAAATTTCCAGACTTACCTAAAAGATTTGCTTACAAAGGAGAACAAATAGGAATAGTAGAAGCTATAAAACGATATATGAATAGTGGAGATAGAGATTTATTAGAGATTGTAAACTTAACAAGTGATGAAACACAAGTTATGAGAGAGTTCTTTGATGCTATCTCTGGTACGCATAGAGGATATGCAGGATTAAGAAAAACAAATCCTAATATGGCAGCTAAAGGTTTTAGTATATTTGAAAAAAGGGGTGCTGGTAAGGGTTATGTCAACGCTATGCAAACAGAGTTTGACCAATTAATGAATGATTCATTAGCTGTAAAAATATTAGAAGATGGTGCACAAGCAGCCAAAGAATTTTTATGGAGCTCTAGGTTTACTGACGGCTCTATAGCAAAACAAATATCTAAACAAGACCCTTTCTTTGAGCAGATATTAACCACACAATCATTTAGCGATAAGATTGTAGATTATGTTAATGCTCGTATTCACATAAAAACAGGTGGAAAAGTAAATAAAGAAACATTAGAAATTACAACTAGAGGTAATGATGACTTGTTGCAAATACTAAGAAGTGGTACTTACAAAGATGTTTCTATAAAAAATATGAGAACAACAGAAGCTGCAAGAAAACAATATAAAAAAATATTTGATGAATATAGAAATGAACTACCAGCAACATTTAAAGGTCGTGGTGGTACACAATATGGTGAGTTTGCTTTTGAAAGTAAATTTGGACAATCGTATGACAAAGTAGTAGAAAATATGTTTTATGCTTTAATGGCATTTCCTACAAATAAATTATCAAGAGCCCCTGTATTTAAACAAGCTTACTGGAAAAAAGTATCAAAGCTTATTGGTTCATCAGAAGCAGAAGTAAAAGCAGCTATTATTGCTAGAGCAAAAGAAGCTAATGTAAGCAGTAAGTTAATTAAAGAAATGCAAAAAACTAGTGCTGCATCATATGATAATGCTATTTTTAGATACACAGGTAAATCAACAGAAGAAGGTTATAGAAACTTTAGCCAAGCTTTTGATGCTATTGACGAAGTAGCTAAAGCTAATGCTTTAACTGAGACAAAAAAATTACTTTATGACTTAAGCGAAAGAACTAGATTCTGGGAAGCAACAAGATTGATATTCCCATTCGGTGAAGCTTTCCAAGAAATAGGAACTACTTGGGCAAAGATACTTAAAGATAATCCAGCACCTGTTAGAAGATTTCAATTGATGGTAGAAAAAGGTAGAGAGTCAAATCCTTTTGATGTAGAAGATACAGATAGGGGATTCTTTTATCAAGACCCTACAACTGGTGAAGAGATGTTTGCATTTCCTGGTTGGGGTGGAATGGCTAGTAAGTGGATGGGAATACAAGAAGATGACCCTATACAATTAGAAGCTTCAGGTTTTGCTAAAAGTGTTAACTTAATAGGGCAGTCTTTCCTACCAGGTGTAGGTCCTGTAGTACAGTTACCTGCTAGTTTCTTATTAAGAAATGCAGAATCAGATTCTGCAATAGTACAAGCAATTTTTGGTGACTTTGCTCCACCACCTGTAGATAATCCAATTAAATATATTTATACATCATTGCCTATCCCTTCTTGGTTTAACAGAGTTTTACAAGCGTATGACGTAGCACCAGAAAATTATGATAGATTACAAACAAATACAACTATAGATATTTACAATGCCTTGTATTATGCAGGTAGAGTATCTGATGCTAACTATGAAGAGTGGTCAGCAGGTATGGACCAAGCTAAAGAATATGCTAAAACATTAACTTTAATTAGAGCAATGGCACAGTTTATTGGACCTACAGGATTTAGTCCTAAGTTTGAAGTTATGACTGAAACACCTGAAGGCAGAAAGATGATACTTGTTAGTGCATTGGCACAAGATTATAGAGATACCTTAGACTTAAATGGTGGAGACCAATTTAAAACTACACAAGAATTTATTAACAACTATGGTATTGACCCTACTGCATTATTAACAGGTAAATCATCTCAAGTATTTAAAAGACCCGTAACTGTAGATGGGTATAAGTTTTACAATAATAACAAAAAATTGTTTGATGAGTATAAAAGCACAGCTTATTTTGCTAGACCAGATGAAAGTTCTGATGAGTTTAGTTACGAAGCTTACTTACTATCTCTGCAAGAAAAAACAAGAGTACCTTTAAATGAAGAGCAATGGAGATACACAAGAAACAATATCCTAGGCTCAATAGCTTGGGAAAACTTTATGTTATCTTCAGCACCAGGACGTAAGCCATACTGGTTAAGAAGTGATGAACAAGCGTCAACAGACAAGACATTAAAGAAAATGTCTCTTAAAGGTCAATATCCTGGTTGGGGTACGAATGTTGCTGGGGTTCCACAAAAACCTGAGTTAGATACAATTATTCAAGAGTTCTATAGATGGAAAGATAATACAGTATTGTCAGAGAGCGAAGCAGGAAAAGGTTTAGCTTTATATCTAAAGGCAAGAGATAATGCTAAACTAGAGTCTGAGAGACTAGGATATAGCCCAAATAGTTTTAGAAGTGTAAGAGGTCTAGTTAACATTAGGCAGTATTTAGAAGATTATGCAGAATATACTATACAGCAATATCCTGACTTTCAATATATTTGGAATAGCTATTTAAAAAATGAGCTACTAGATACTGAGAAAGATGAACAACTTAGAATGGTACAAGGAAATTACTAATGGATAAAGACCAATTAATACAAAACTTACAAGCTTTAGCTGCGTCTAAGAGTCCATTACCAGGACAAGCTCCTTTGTTTATTCCACAAGATTTAATAGATGTAATTTACGAAGCACCAAGTATTGAAGCTGCTGTACAACAAGCAGTGGCTGTACTTACAGGACCTAATAGTCCATTATCTGCAGGAGATATATACGCTGCAGGTAACTTATCAGTTGAGCCTTCATTGCAAGACAAGACTTATGAACAGATAACATCTAACGAGTTACCTAATTTTTTAGGAGTACCAAGAAATTATTCAGTTGATGGTGTGTCTATATACAGTACAGATACAGAAGGAAACTTTTTATTTTATAAAGAAGGTGCACAATTTTCTCTACTTGCTAATGAACCACCTGAGCTAGTAGCAGCAGTACAAGCAGAGTTAGTCAATGGTGGAATACTTCAGGTAGGAGATTTTGTACCTGGTAAATGGTCAACAGACCCTAAAGCACCAGAAGTAGAAGCATTTAAAAAAGTATTAGGTAGAGCTAATGCAACTGGTAATCCAGATTTTACTGTAGCCCTTAGGTGGTATGTAGATAATCAACTATCAGTAGATGCGTTTGAACCACAAGAAGCTTATCTTCCACCCGATTATGCAACTGCATCACAACAAATTAAAAATTTATTTAAGACTAATTTAAAAAGAGACCCTAAACCTTATGAGCTAGAGTTATTAGCACAACAGTTATTAACAGATTCTAAACAAGCATACTTAGCAACAGAAGAACCTGAGTTACAATTAGGAAATATAACTGGTGAGGAATTACTTACAGGTAATTTAGGAAATCATATATCACAACCAGAAGTACAAGCTGATACTAAAATAGACCCTAGTGCTAGGTTGTATGAAACATTTGACAAAATTACTAAACCTGAACAACAAAGAATAGGAGAAAGTCGTGATATTCAAACCACTAATAATATCATTATTGATGCTGTCACAGGTCTTTCAGGGTAATATTATGGTAGAGGAAATACAAATGGATACTAACCCAGCTTTAATAGATTTATATTTACAAGCACTTTTGATGAGAGAGAGTACTGGTAATTATGAAGCTAAACATAAATCTTCTATCATAAAAGATTCTGTAACAGGCAAACCTATAAAGGTACAAGCCTTAGGAGGTTATGGAATATTAGATATTAACTTTCCTGTATGGGCTAGACAAGCAGGATTAAATGGATTTAGTATGTCTGATGGAGACTGGAAAGACCCTAAAGTACAGGATGCTGTAGCAAGATACAAAGTCCAACAATACTTTAATAAGTTTAATTCTTGGGAAGCAGTATCAGTAGCTTGGTTTGCAGGTGAAGGTAAAGCTAATGAGTTAGTTAGTCAAGGGACTATTGATTACAATAAAGCAGATTCTAATGGTACAACAATAAAACAATACGTTGCATCTATGAATAATTTTGTAGCTGAAGAACTTATGAACATAGAAGTTCCAATGGAGACATTTGAGAAACCACAAATTTATTCAGGTCCAGCTCCTGTATCAAAAAGTTCAAGAAATAATAATGAAGTTTATGCTGCACAGATATTAGATGCTATGACTAGAGCTACTGCTGGTGGTGTCCGTCCCAATCTAACTGGAGATACAAGAAGACAAGCAAGTAATGTTGGAACAGCTATAGACAACGCTAAAGCAAAAGGTGAGTCAACTATTGATGTAAGTATGGCTACTGAAAAGAATCCAAACTCTGCTAGAGAGTTAGGAATGAATAGATAATGGCATATAACTTACTCGGACAACAAGGAACTAAAGGTACTAGAAACGAAGACCCTACTTTATCTGATGCAGAAGCAACTTATTTATATGATGACGCTCCAGGAGATGGTGATAATAAAGGTGTAATGTACACAAGTTTTGGAAATCAAATAGTAGATGTTGAGGCACATAATAAAAAAGCAGATGCTGTAGGTACTGAGCAATCAAGAGATTCCAAAGTAAAACCAGGTTCATCTAAAGATTTATCTAATACTTCCTTTGGAGAAAAAGAACCTGTAGATGCTGCAGAAGTATTACCTCCAATAACAAGTAAAGAGCGTAGGTCAATTAAATCATTTTCTGATTTAGCAAAAATAACATCAACAAAACGATTAGAAGAAAACGATATTAATTTACTTTTAGGTTTAAATCCAGAGTGGACAAAAGCAGATATTAATCAAATAATTGCAGGTGAATCTATTCCTTGGTGGCAACAAATGGGATTTGACTCTATAGATGAAGCAGATTCTGAATTTGGTAGAGGTTCACTAGATATGAAAGATTATGAAAAATTTAAAAAAGAGCAAGATGAAATTGATAAAGCATTAGAAAATAGAAGTACAGCTACAAGTACAACCTCTACTACTAGCCAAAATAATATCCCTGCTTATAGAATTACAATATACAAAGATGGTCAAGAAAAAACATTAGATGTAAGAGACCCACAACTACAAGGTTTTCTTGACGATGATTGGTCAACAGAAAAAACAGTTGGTTCTACTACAGAGTCTGAACAATTTTTAGCATCAACACAAGTAACAATATATAAAGATGGTCAACAAAAAAATGTAGATTACAGAACAGTAGATAGTTATGTAACAGATGGATGGTCTACAGATGAAACATTTGTACCTGTAACAACTAGTAGTTCAACAAGTTCACAAGAATTTGTTTCTGACCAAGTAATAGTTTTAGGACCTAATGGAGCTAGAACAACAGCTCAAAGAAACAAAAGACCAGGCGAAGATATGTCAGAATATGACAGACTTTTAGCAGGACTTATACCTGGTAGAGAAGGTTATAAAGATGCAGACAAAATAGATTATGTAGATACTTATGGTGGACACACAACTGGAGAGAGTGTTAGTGCAGATTATAAAGGTGACTATGGAGGAGAAGATGCTTCAACTCCAGACTCTGAAAGAGAGAGTTTAAAAGGTGCAGGTAATACAGGTTACGATACTAAAGATTACACTGGCGTAGGAGAAGAAGCTGATGAAATGCAACTTCCACAAGGTGGTATCGTACAAGTAGATTTAAACAACGTACCACAAGGTTCTTATTTATGGGAAGTCAGTGGACAGTTGTATGTTGCATATGAAGTACCTGGAGCTGGTGACGTTTACCAAGGTGCTCCTATCTTTATGTCTTACAAAGTCCCTAATAACGATTTGATATCAGCTGGTTTAATTACAGAAGGTGGTCCAACTCCTACTATTACACAGCTTAATGAAGATACATTTAATGCAACTACCATAGTATTTGGTGGAGACACTAATCAATTAACAGCCATAACAGAAAATCCATTTGTAGGATTTGTAGAATCTTTATCAGACCAAATACAAGTAGCACCTTGGATAGCAGATACAGAAATGGTTGGTTTAATTGCTGAAGCTGCTTTAGAAGGTAGAACTGTTAGCGATGCAGAATTACAAGGAACTAATTGGTGGAGAACACATAGTGAATCAGAGAGAGATTGGTTAGTTACATACAACTCTGACCCAGCAACAGCAACACAACAAAGAACAGATGCACAAATTTCTGTTGCAAATTCTTTACAAGCATCAGGTGTAAACAATACTCCAGAAGCTTTTATCAATTGGGTAGCTGACCAGTATGTTTCTGGTAGTTGGTCACAACAATATACTTCAGAACAAATAGCATTATTTGCTGACCCATATGCAACTGGTAAAAGAGATGCAACAATGGAAAACTATTTATCTTCAAATGCTTTTACAGGTTTAGACAGAACTACAGAAAGAGAAAGAGAAGTTACAGAATTATATAACAGATGGCTAGGACCTACTTTAGGAAAACTTACAGATAGTGAAAGAGCAGATATAGCAGGTAAGTTAAGAGATGACCCTGATTATGAAGATGCTTTAGTTAGTTCACTAAAACAATCTAGACTTGCTGCGTTTGGTAACTACACTAATCCAGAACTTACTTATGAAGATATAGCTAGACCTTGGAGAAACTTAACAACTTCTGTATGGGGTCAAACAGCAGATGAAACACAAGGTTGGTGGCAAGAGATGGTTAAGAGTAATGACTTTGCCACTGCACAAACTACACTAAGAGAAAGAGGATTAGAAAATAATATTGGACAAGTAACTCAAGATGCTACTAAAGCATTAACACAGGCACTTGGTCAAGGTACAATCTCACAATCAGGAGTCAACGTATAATGGCTACATATGAAGAACTAGCTAAAAGTTTATACCCTAATATGCCTATGGATATATTAGATTTATTTGCTACTGAATGGTCAAGAACAGGAGACCCTAATGTAGCTATTGCAGAAGTAAGAAGAAGTGATGCATATGAGATAGCTTTCCCAGGTAACAAAAGACCTGATGGTACTGTAAAGTTTGATGAAGTTACATACACAGGTCTAAAAGAAAGTTACATAGGAACATTACAAGAGTATGGTATCCCAAGAAACACATCAGTAGATTTACTAACAGATAGATTAACTGGACTTATTGAAGGTGAAGTATCTGCTAGAGAATTTGCACAGAGAGTTGATGCTGTTTATCAAGGCGTACAAGAAAATATACCACAAGTTCAAGAGTTTTATGCAACTAATTTTGGTTTAGAACTTACTCCAGAATCTATATTTTTAGGAGCATTAGACCCTGCTGTGGGTGAAGAAATTGTTGCAGGTAGAATAACTACAGCACAGATAGGTGGCGAAGCAGCAAGAGCTGGTTTTGAAATATCAGGTGATTTTGCTCAAAGACTACAACGAGCTGGTGTAACACAAGCACAAGCAAGACAATTATTTACTACTGCTGAAACACAATTACCACAATTACAAGATTTACAAGCACAACAAGGTGTTGAAACATCAGAGCAGTTTGGTTTAGAAGAGTTTACAGAGGCAGCAGTATTTCAAAGTCCAGAAGAATTACAGCAAATACAAAGACTTAGAGCAGAAGAAACATCAGAGTTCGCACCAACTACAGGTGCTGCTAGAACAGGTCGTAGAGTTACAGGATTAACTGAACTTTAATACTTGTCTATCCCACATATAGTGGTACTATATATTGTATAGCCTGGTAGCCTCGGCTTAAAGATGCTGCACCCTCCAGTTTATCACTGGCGTATAAACTGTGTATTACAAATCGCCTAGTATCGGTACAGCTAGAAGTGGCTGACAATTCTCATTTGTACTTTAATTATAACTTGTCGCCTATCGCATTATTTACCCCAGGATAATGTAGTTAGTAGAAATCTGGGAGAGGAGAGAATATGGAAAACGATATGGAAAATACAGTGGAAAACACACAAGATGATAACAATGCTATCAAGTCAATGCGAGAACGCATCAAAGAACTTGAAGGTGTAGAGAAAGAATATAAGTCTGTACAGATGGGTAATGCCATTAAAGATGCAGGTTTTGACCCTAGCTCTGGACAAGGTAAAGCATTAAAAGACTTGTACAAAGGTGAGTTAGACTCTGATTCTATAAAGCAATTTGCTGCTGATAACTATGGTTGGGGTGCAAGTCCTGATGAAGTGACAGAGCAAGAAGCTCAAAGGTCAAGAGTAGTAACAAGCCAAAATAGTTTAGATACTGTAATTG